TTAGTGAGATCTCTCCCACTGACGTATCATTTGGTCCACCCGAAGCAGGTTGGCCAGGGTGAATAACATCGCCAGTTGGTTATCGTTTTTCAGCAGCCCCTTGTATCTGGCTTTCACGAAGCCGAACTGCCGCTTGATGATGCGAAACGGGTGCTCTACCTTGGCACGGATGCTGGCTTTCATGTATTCGATGTTGATGGCCGTTTTGTTCTTGCGCGGATGCTGCTTCAAGGTTTTTACCTTGCCGGGACGCTCGGCGATCAGCCAGTCCACATCCACCTCGGCCAGCTCCTCGCGCTGTGGCGCTCCTTGGTAGCCGGCATCGGCTGAGACAAATTGCTCCTCTCCATGAAGCAGATTACCCAGCTGATTGAGGTCATGCTCGTTGGCCGCGGTGGTGACCAGGCTGTGGGTCAGGCCACTCTTGGCATCGACACCAATGTGGGCCTTCATGCCAAAGTGCCACTGATTGCCTTTCTTGGTCTGATGCATCTCCGGATCGCGTTGCTGCTCTTTGTTCTTGGTAGAGCTGGGTGCCTCAATGATGGTGGCATCCACCAAAGTGCCTTGGGTCATCATGACGCCTGCTTCGGCCAGCCAGCGATTGATGGTCTTGAACAATTGACGGGCCAGTTGATGCTGCTCGAGCAGGTGGCGGAAATTCATGATGGTGGTGCGATCCGGCAGGGCGCTATCCAGGGATAATCGGGCAAACAGGCGCATGGAGGCGATTTCGTACAGGGCATCTTCCATGGCACCGTCGCTCAGGTTGTACCAATGCTGCATGCAGTGAATACGCAGCATGGTCTCCAGCGGATAGGGCCGTCGGCCATTGCCCGCCTTGGGATAAAACGGCTCGATGACAGCGGTCATATTCTGCCATGGCAGAATCTGCTCCATGCGGGAGAGGAAAATCTCTTTTCGGGTCTGACGGCGCTTAGTGCTGAATTCACTATCGGCGAAGGTGAGTTGATGGCTCATGATGTCCCTCTGGGATGCGCTCCGGATGAATATGATGATCTCATATCAGGAACTTGTTCGCACCTTCCCTAGCACTATCGGAAATTCACCAGCCAGCCGTAGCTGACTATTGTATACGACATGTCTGCAGCTTCAATACCCGATAGTGCCATCTACAATGATTTAGCAGCGCTTGGATAAAAAAACAGCAGAAACAATGTGCTAACAATCTCGACAAAACACCGACGCAATGGAGAACAGACAAAAGAGAATATCCAATGAAGCCGTAGCACGTCAGCATTCAAAAGCGGGATTTCTCGTTTTTACTTCACCAGCAACAAATACACTGTATCATGACTACATAAAAATGATTATTCTGACTCAGATGAATTTCTTACTCTTGTGGAATGTCACTTATAGGTAAACAATGAAATCCGAAACGCTAACCATCCAGCAACTTTTCCAAAATCAACGACAATATCGTGTTCCATTCTATCAACGTGCCTACGTATGGACGCAACAAAACCAATGGTCAGCTTTGCTGGAGGATATCTTCGAAAAAGCACATAGCCGACTTTTGGGAACAAAACCAACTCCCCATTTCCTTGGCGCGGTGGTGCTGGAACCTCAACTCAAAAACAGCTTGTTAGGTGTAGATACCATACATATTATTGACGGCCAGCAACGTTTAACCACTCTTCAATATATTCTGGCATCCATTCGATTATCATTGCGTGCTACAGGCCTTTCTGATTTGGAAGGGTTAGTATTGACTTGCTTGAAAAATACAAACGAAGCAACTATGCGAAATAAAAAGGTAGAATGCTTCAAACTGTGGCCAACTTTTCGAGACCAAACTCATTTTATTCAAAGTTTTAACGTTGAAAACATTGACGATCTCCGTGATGTATTTTCTGATAGCTTCACGCAACATGGTACGTTACGTAAACATTTCAACCACCCGCCGTCACTAGAGGCATTATGGTTTTTTACTGAAGCCTTTATAAAATGGATTAAAATAGAAAAGTACTCACCACATGAAAATGCTGTAGCACTAATTGAGGCTGTCTTGACGGATCTGAAACTGGTAAGCATATTTCTCGAAGCTGAAGATGATGCCCAAATAATTTTTGAAACATTAAATGGCCGAGGGGCGGAACTTCATGCCACGGATCTTATTCGCAACTACATCTTTATGTGCGCTGAGCATGAAAATATTAATGCTATTGAATTATATGAAAATGAGTGGAAGAGCTTTGAAGATACATACTGGTCGGAAAGGCAACGCCGTGGACGTATTAATAAACCACGCATGGAGTGGCTAGTGCATGCGACATTGCAATCAGAAAGGCAACGTGAAATTGATCTGTCTCGTCTTTACAATGAGTATCGTGATTATGTAAGTAAGGACTTGCCTTCACAACGAGCTGATCTGCAAGTAAAGCGCCTCAAACAATATGCATCACAATATAAAGAATTGGTTGGTGGTTTTGGCACAACCCCCATCTCACACTTTGGACATCGCATCGCAGCCTATGATGTGACGACACTTTATCCGCTTGCTTTGTTCATTTCGATAGCTAACATCGCCGATGATGAGAAAGCAGCCATGTATAATGATCTTGTCTCCTACGTAGTACGAAGAGCCGTATGTGGCCTGACGCCAAAGAATTACAACAATGTATTTATGAATGTATTGCGGCACTTGTCTAAAACGGAAATTTCCAGTGTTGAGTTACGTAATATCCTCAATAGCTTAAATGGCGAAGCCTCACGTTGGCCTGGTGACTCAGAATTTCTCAATGCTTGCATCAATGCTCCACTTTATCCTGGCAGGCTCGACGCACCGAAAATGCGCTCAATGTTAACGGAACTTGAAAGAGAACTTTGTCGCCAAGTGAAGACAGAGAAGCCTGATGTTCCAAATCTTTCCAATCTCGATATCGATCATCTTATGCCTCAAAGTTGGTATTCCTGTTGGCCTCTCGAAAATGGTCATATGGTGACAAATTCAGATGCAACGGTATTGAACCAAATTGTTCTGTCTGGAACAGATCTTACCCCTGAGCAGCTACTGGTAAGGAAACGGCAACAAGCGATAGCTACGTTGGGAAATCTAACTTTGCTTAACCTTAGCGTAAACCGTTCTGTTCAGAATGCTGTATTTCTGAAAAAACGTGATGCTCTCATCGTCCACACCAATCTACGACTGAACATTCCACTTATAGTTAAGGATAAATGGGATGAGGATGAAATCCTGGAGCGGGGTAAAAAGTTGGGGGAAATTGCATTGAAAGTATGGCCAAAACACGATTAATGCAATTAATAAAATGATTATAGCGGCCTTACATTAGTAAGGCCGCTACTCACTATTAAATCCTTTAATTTGCAACAAGAACAGCAGTGTCAGCCCTAGGTTTCGGACTTTGTACCGCTTATCTTGTCTTCAAAAATCAGCTCGCATCCTGCACAGCTCAACGCATTACGTTGTAGATCGGTGTTCTGGTCATTTGTTGATACGCGTACATAGCCAATAAGCATGGTAGCTCCCCCTGACAAAAGCAGGAATGATGCCTTTTGCTCGTTATTTCTGCATTTTCATAAACGTTGGTTTGGGAGAAGGTTCGGCATTACCTGTTGGTGTCCCTGTTCCATGGCCTTCCGCCACTCCGCCGACAGGCTGGCTGAAATGCAACGGTGCAGCTTTTTCTGCTGAAGAATACCCGGAACTGGCAAAGGCTTATCCGACAAATAAATTGCCTGATTTACGTGGTGAGTTTATTCGCGGCTGGGATGACGGAAGAGGAATAGATACTAACCGTATCTTGCTTTCGTCACAAGGAGATGCAATTCGCAATATTAATGGTGCCATTACAGATGTGAGGTTCAACCCTTCTGCGGCAGCAAACGGGGCATTCAAAATGGTTAATCTTGGTTCAGCATCAGGAGATAGCGCCGGAACGGGATTTGCCAAACAGGTGACTTTTAATGCTTCTAATTCCGTTCCAACGGCAAGTGAGAACAGGCCTCGAAACATTGCCTTTAATTATATCGTGAGGGCTGCATAATGGATTACGCTGTATTAAATAACGAATTTATCGCCACCCAAGCAGGAAATATTACGGTTTATAACTATGATGGTGAAACGCGGGAATATATTTCCACATCAACTGAATATCTTGCTGTGGGTGTCGGCATTCCGGCATGTTCCTGTTTAGATGATCCAGGCGCATACAAAGCTGGTTATGCAATCTGCCGTTCTGCAGATTTTAACTCATGGGAATATGTGCCAGACCATCGCGGTGAAATCATCTATAGCACCGAAACAGGAGAATCGAAAGAAATCACAGCTCCGGGTGATTACCCTGAAAATACAACCACTATCGCCCCGTTAACGCCATATGATAAATGGGATGGTGAGAAATGGGTGACGGATACCGGGGCACAGCATAGCGCCGCAGTAGATGCAGCAGAAGCACAGCGCCAGTCGCTGATTGATACTGCAATGGCTTCCATCAGTCTGATTCAACTGAAATTGCAGGCCGGACGTAAACTGACGCAGGCAGAAACCACCCGACTTAACGCTGTGCTGGATTACATTGACGCGGTGACGGCAACAGATACCAGCACCGCGCCGGATGTCATCTGGCCTGAACTGCCGGAGGCGTAGGCCATTCAATATCTGGCGGACTGGAGGTATCAACCAGTTCCAGTGCGTTCAGATAATCCAGCCACAAATTATATTGCGCCAGTTCCTCACCATTCAGACGACCAATAGCCGCTTTACCAGGCCATTGTTTACTGTTCATGTATTCGTTGGCATGGTTAATCAATAATTGCCTCTCTGATTCGGCCTGTTCAATAAGTTCCTCATGTGATGGTGGAGGTATTTCAACCCATGCAGGATTGCCATAACCGTCCGACCCTCTGATTTTTCCAGTCGGCGGGAATCCTAAAAACTCGGTTGCATCCTCCTCGCTAATATCAGTGAATGTGGCGATTTCATCTTCGCTCAATTTATAATCGGAAATTGACGCAGCAGGATAGAATAATGCATTCTTTGGATCAAATTTATACATTTCAATCACCCCGCTATCCATCTGTATGCGACTGGCATACTTCCAACCTGTGAAACAGAAAACCCCTGCCTCGATTTTCGCAACACATTTACGGCCCCTTTATTTGCTCCTGTATCTGCTGCACAAACGATAACTTCGAAATCGTCATACGGAAATGGTATCGGGAATAAAATGTTAGTTTGACTTGATGTCATAGCAAATCCCCGCTGTATTATTCTCCCCGACGGGTCTCTATTCCATCCTGTCCCAGATGTCCATTCTGACATACTAGGTATCTGATTTTCCCCTGTTCCCACATTCCGTTTTGCCGCTTCTCCCAAACCAAGGTTTTCGAGAGCCGTTTTCACCGTGCCATCCGATTTGATATCACCAAACGGATTCTTGCGGCTTAACAGCAGCGCACGAAGCGCGGTAAGCAACTGGTCGTGCCGCCCCTTCTCCAGGCTGGCACCGGATGCCTCCACAACGCTGCAAAGCTCCTCCTGCAACATGTCAAAGTAGTCATCATCCAGATCGGTGGCAGGCGTGCCGGTCTGGGGGTTACCACGGGTAAAACCGTTCTTACCCGCGCCGAACTTATCCTTCTGCGCGGTTTTCGTGTCTATACGATGCATGGATTACTCCGGATATTTAAAAATCACATAGGTATGCGACGGGCAGAGTTTGTTAAGAACACACTCGACAACGGTGTCCCCCCAGAAGCGCAGCGCGGAATCACAGGGATTGCCACATGTCATCCAGGTGGTGTTGGTGGCGGCTGGCATGTTGACCTGCCAGTAATACCGCCATTCCGGCGCATTCACCGCGTCAGTACAGGCCGATGAGCAGGTGAACGTGCTTTTGTCGTATCGCGTGATGGTGGCGTCTGGTCTGCCCAGGGCAGCAAGCTGTGCAAGATAAAAATCCTCATTGATGCCGCCCGCCAGGTTAACCTTCGCATCCAGCCGTTGCTGACGCTGGCGAAGGGTCTGCGTCCCTGCCGGAATACATTCATCCGGCAGGCCGCACAGACGCTCCCAGCGGTTTATCAGTTCGGTGGTGGTGCGCGGATCCAGCTCCTGCATCAGGGCATCCGCACGCTGATGAACACGGGTTAATGACGGTGCCGCACCGGCAATCGCCGGATCGCTGGCTGACCACGCCGGACCGGGCGGCAACAGTGCTGACAACAGACGGATGTAATCATCGTTTGTCACGTCCATGAAATCGCCCCCAGAACCGCCAGTTCATTTTTCGCAATGGTGATATTGTCCGCCGGTGCAAGCAACTGATGGCTGTATTCCCCGTTCGCACCGGAAATCGCTTCACTGATACGTGACACCTTCAGTTCTCCCTGCGGATAACCATCACGCAGCAGGAACGAACGCAACTCCGCGGTGATGGCAGCCCGTATTTCCGGTGTGTCCGGCGTCACACGGATATGAAAATCCACCGTATGTGCCACCGGCCTGAACACATACAAATCAGAGCCTGCCACCGGGGCCAGTGGCCCGATATATTGTCTTGCCGCCGTTTCCGTTGATTCTTCCGGAATGGGATTAATCAGGTCACTGCTGGCAATCATCACACCGACAGTCCCCGTTCCCATCCAGTGTCGGTATGTCCATGCGCGGGTAATGCCAGGCACTTCTTTAGCCCAGACGACATAGTCCCCGTCAGCCCCGCCCTGCGGCGTCCAGTAATACCGCTCAATGACGCGGGCGCGCCACGTTTCCAGATCTTCAGTATCGAATCCGCCAGTCAGGGTATCTGCAACACCGGAAGACGGCAGACCATTCACCGGCGTGACCAGGATTAATGCCGTACCGTCGTCAGCGTTACCGACCGCGCCTGCACTTGAGCAGGCGATCGGCACGCGCAGGACACCACCGGAGCTGGTTGCATCAGCAGTTGCCGTGTACTGAACCAGGTCATCGCGCTGAATCACGCTCCCGGCGGTCACCTTCAGGCCATCGCTGACACCTTCCCAGCGCATATACCCGCTGGCAGCCGTGGCCCCCTTGCGCGGACACCGTTTCATCGCAGCATGTCGCGCCAGCCAGGACTCATCGCACAGGTCAGGCAGCATGTTCATTGCCAGATAATCGATGTAACCGTAAACCGTATGCAGCGCCGCCGCATACACCTTTGCCCGCACGTCTTCATCCATGCGCCGGAGCGTGTCGCTGACGTCCAGCCTGGCGAATAAATCGTTACGGAGCATACTGATATTTTCTGCCAGCGTCGGGCGCTGAAATTCACTGTCCGCCATGCGTTATCGCACTCCACAGATCATCAAAAGAAATCATTACCGGTCCGTCACGACGCCAGAGGGTGATACTGTTACCCAGCTCATTAATCCCGGTGCGGCGGATATCCAGATCAATACGGGACACCACGCCGTCATCAATCATCCATTGCAGGCATTCGCGGATATACCCCCTTACTGTCTGCACCAGCTGATTGGTCAGTTTGCTGCGCTGAAGCAGCCACAGTCGGGAGCCGTAACGGTCATTCTGTACCGCAGGCCAGGTATCCCCCCACCATCCCATCGGGACGTCGGCGTTGTCATCAGGCTCCGCCCGCCGCCAGGTAAACAGGGAAATCACCACGGCGCGGGTCAGCGGATCCAGCGGTGCGCTGGCGCAGGTGCGTTTACCGTTCACCGTCAGCCACAGTTCCATCATGCCTCCATCGCTTTATCCGGTTTGTCGGTGTTACTGCCCTGACCGTTCTCTCTGTGACGATGCCCGTTATAGGCAAGCCGCATCGCTGACATGGTGGTGCCGCCGGAGTCGCACAGGTCTTTCACCTGTCCGGTCACTTCCAGGTCCATTTCAAAACGTGCTTCAGGTGCATTGCGAAACGTGATCGTTTTACCTGCACCGTCCACCACGATCCCCTCCCGGGTCAGCGTCACGGACTGCCCCTGATCGTCATAGACAGCCACCTCACCCGTCTGCAGCCCTTTCAGGCGGTAGCGACGGTCCGACACCGTAACAACCACCGCATGAGAACGGTCGCCATCCGGAAACAACACCACCGCTTCCGCACCGCTGTTTGCCCTTGCGGTAAAACCGTAGGGTTCAAGATGTTCAACCCCGGCTTTGGGTTCACCGGCAATCAGGGACACATCCACGGTCTGACATTTCGTGGCGGCACTGATGCTTTTCACCACGGCCCGCCCAATCAGGCCGAGGAGTTGTCGCTGCATGGCTTCAATCGTCCTCATCAGAACGGGTCCTCCTGTACTCTGGCTTTTTTCGCGCGCCGGGGGCTTCGGGTTCAGGCAGATAAGCATCAGGTGGGCCGACACGGATTTCCGTCAGGGTGCCGTTCTGGTCCTGAGTAAACGTGACTTCCGAAACAAGCAGTTCGGTATTGTCGAAACCACAGACCGGATCAAAGACAATCACCCGCTGGTTGGGCTGCCACAGCGTACCGTTACCCTGTCGCCAGCCCTGCACCACATAGGTGGTTTCATCCGTCCGCGCCGCCCGTTGTCTGGCTTCAAAGTCCGCACGGGCAATACAGCCTGCCCCCGTAGCCTGCCCTGTCTGCCTGATATACATCGGACGGTAACGGGCAATAAATGCGTCCTCTGTGCGGGCCCGCAGCGCGGTGGTGGTGGCCTCACCGAAATCATCGTCGTTTCCGGCACGCTGCCCCGCCACCTGGTAAACAGAAAACCGCTCCCGGATACTCTTCTCCGTATCACAGGAAAGGATGTTTTCCCCGAGTACCAGCGCAGTATGTGCCCGCGTTGAGCCAATACCGCCAATCACCAGCCTGCCGTGCGGGTCGTCGTAAGCCAGTGCCTGCTGCTGACCGAGTATTTTGTTGATTACCTCAATCACCGTTTCACCGTGATCAGGCTGAACATCAGGAATAACACCCGACGGCGCACCGCTGTTCACCACCTCAATGCCGAAAGGCGCAGCAAGCGCCTGCGCAATCTGCACCAGCGAGCGTCCGTTAAACTGTGTCGGTTCGGCTGCACAGTCAATCAGGTCAGCCGTCAGACTACGTCCGGCAATACCGGTGCTGACCGAACGGGCATCGTAACGAACGGGCGTCGCCTCCACCCAGCCGGTGATCACCAGCTCATCACCAATCAGCACCTCCACTTTTGAACCGTTTTTAATGCGCGACTGAAGCGTGGTAATACCCTCATCTCCCGGCCACTGGCGGGTGATCTCCACACTGAAATCCCGCGCCAGTCGTTCAACACCGGCACCGATGCGCACCGATGTCCAGCCATTCCACTCCCGGCCATTTACCCGTAGCGTGACATTGTCGTTCATTGCACTGGCACCTTCAGAGGGATCACCGGCACAAAGCCGGGATGCGTAATGGCATTACGCCGGATAATGTCCGCGTCACGCGCCGCGTTATCAAACAAGGTCGCCGCCAGCACCAGCGCGGGTAAAACCTCATCCGGCGTGCGCTGAATGATCCGTGCAGACTGTTCAAGGCGCGTGTTGATATCCGCATTCAGATCTGCTTTCACCCGGCGCAGCGCCAGAAACAGCGCATCACTGGTTGTACGGGACAACTCCTTATCAATTGCCGTATTCAGTGTGTCGCGAATGTCGGTCAGTTCTTCCCACGTTGGCAGGTCAACCGTGTTTTTCACCGCCGGTGCATTGTTCAGTGCCGGATGCGTGACAGAAGGCCAGCCGGTGCTCTGCGCGGGTGTTGTTGACTGCCCCATTGTGGCATTCTGCATCACCGCGGAAGTTGTGGGCGCAGGCAATCGTGTGACGGCATACGCCGCTTCGCTGATTGCGGTCGTACGAAGGGTGCTGGCAACCACGTTACGCTGCTGCGTCGCCGTGGCGTTGGTTTTACTGTCCGTTTTCCAGACGCCGCGCGGTTGCAGATCGCTGCCGAGGCTGACACCGGAAAGCGTTTTGATCATGGTGACCAGGTCGCTGGCGTTACCATAAAGGCGTTTCCCGGTACGCCACATTTTCTGCACCTGCTCAACGAAATTTTTGCCTGACGATGGCGGCGGCAGAAGTACCGAGATATCCCCCTGCAACAGCCTGGCGGCATCCGATACGGCAGAATCCACCACTTTCATCGCATCAGAAACATACCCAAGCATTGTGCTGACATTACCGACGACGTCGTTCTGCACAAAATCTGCCACGCCATCGATACTGAAACCACTGAAGCTGTCACTGATGCAGTCATCCAGTGCAGAACAGGATGACATCAGCGTCTGCGCCGTCGCCGCACCTGAAGTGGGGTAAGAGAGTTCTCCCGCTTCGACAAACTTCAGGTCAAAGCGGACAATACGCCCTTCACTCTTCGATGTGCTGACCCGAACTTCCCCGTCAACACAGACTTTCAGCTCACCGTAAGTCGGATGGACAAGCGTGCCGGGACCGGGTTTATTCAGCGCGTCAATCAGGCGATCGCGCTGGTCAAAGCAGTCATCTCCCACCACATAAGCTGTGATGGACGGGCGGAAAGTGATTTTCCCCAGGTCTTCGGTATAGGGTTTGTCGCGGTTCGGGTATTCGTGCGTTTCCACACGACGACCGGTTCCCGCACTTTCTTCTTCAACCTTAAACGGCACACCGCGAAATGACGCGTCCTGAAGTCTGTCTTTCCACGTCATATAAACTCCGTACATAAAAAATCCCACCGGAGTGGGACTCATTAACAGATTAATTTTTCATTACCTGCCAAAGCGCGTATAGCCAACATCATGGCTGACATCAAAACCGCTGGATCGCGTTTCCATAACCCGCATACCCGGAGGCGAATTCATAAAAGAGACCTTGATCTCACCATCAACTTTTGGCGCAGAAGCTTTGTTAATCATGAAGGGATTCGGGCCTGTGGCACCGGAGGCGTTGTTTGACTGAGCCGGATCTACCGCCGGATAAGGTGTGTATCCCCGCGCCGGTATTCCCGTCCCATAAGCATCATAAGCACCCGCGCCCCACTGCGCAGAGTTAATGGCATCGACCGTGTCACCGGAACTGTCGGTAAACCACTCAATAATTGGCTTCAGCTTGTCCCACATATCCTGAAACCACTTAACAACCGGCCCCCAGTTATTGATCACCATCCCCAGCGGCGACCAGGCAAAAACTTTCTTAAGGAGTTCCCAGCCAGCCTCAAAATAAGGACCAATGGTTTCCCAGAGTTTCTTAAAATAAGGTCCGACAACATCCCAGTTAGTGATAATTAATCCCGCAGCCAGGGCTATCGCCGTCGCAATCATGCCAATCGGTGTCATCGACATGATCCTGCTGACAATACTGATGGCACCGCCAACGCCCATCAATCCCAGTTTCAGAATCGCAAGACCAGCAGCAAGCCCGACGACGCCGCGAATAACCCGGGGATTTTCATCCGCAAACTTCGTGAATTTCTCCCCCAACTCCCCCAGCCATTGCGTGATATTTTTAGCGTCACCAGAAAATGCGCCGCCAATAGCCGCAAGGCCGTTAGTTGCGGTCCCTGTCATTGCCTCCCACAGGTTGGACAGCGTACCAAGCTGTGCCTGAACACGTTTATTCAGGCTGGCCTGTTTATTCATCTTCTGCTGGATCTGATCGTAGCCATCCTTTCCTTTATCGATTAGTGCATTGACCACCTGAAGGGTTTCGGCATCATCACCAAATATTGCCTTAAGTACACCAGTTCGTTTAACGTCGGTCAGTTTTCGCAGCTTTGCCAGTTGCCTGAACATGTTATCAAGACCGCCAAAACTCCCTTTGCCGTCAGTAAAATCGAGCTGTACCCCGAGTTTCTGGCGGGCCATGATTTTATTGACGTCCCTGATTTTCTTAACGCTTAATCCGGACTGGATAACTTTTCGCAGGGCGTTACCTGCCGACTCCCCGTTCATCCCCATCTGATCCATCATGACGCTGATGGGGGCAAGGCTCTGTGCAGCCTGAAGACCGTCCTTGTTCACCATCTTCAGAACAGAGCTGGTTTTAGTGAAGAAGGACAACATGTTGGTATCGTCCACGCCCAGATAAAACGCCTTCTGGATAGTGTCGAACAGCCCCATCATGTCTTCTGACGCCGTTCCGGTAGCATCCTGCATCTTTGCAGCAAACTCAGCAGCCGCTTCCGGTGTTTTTTTCAGTTGTACCGCAAGATAAGCTGTCGCTTTACCCACACCACTCAGAATGTTTTCTGCCGGGATCCCCTGACGCACCAGCATCTGCATCATGTTCTGGAAATCAGCCGTTGTACCGGGTAGCTGGTTACCCAGGCCAATAGCCAGTTTATTGATGTCCTGAAAGCGCTTTCCAATCTCGCCGTTCGCATCCATCATAGCGACTTTCAGCCCGGTGGCGGCGTTTTCCTGATCGGCATAAGATTTCAGGGAAAGCGTCAGACCCGCTGCCAGTCCGCCACCAAGCGCCAGCCCACCCTGTGACGCTTCTTCCGCCTGGCGTTTAAATCCCCGGATTTTCTTTTGCATTTTCGACAGCGCGGGAGAAAGCCTGTCGACACCGGTGATCAACGCCTTAAGCTCAAATTCAGCCATGTGTGCGTTTCTCCTGCTCTATCCTGTTTGCCTGACTGACCAGTAAGGGAATTTCACTGATCGGCATATTCAGCAATTCGAAAGGATTAATGCGCCAGTAACTGGCGCAGTCAAAGAAGCGATCAGTGAGGTATTCAGCCGTCAGGCCTGGAGGAAAAAACCAGCCACAAGCCACGCCGCTGCATTCAGGTCTGCCGGAGACATCTGGTCGACAGAGCTTTGCGGCACTTTCGCCAGCCGCACAATGTATTTCGATACCACATGCGCCAGAAGTCTGACGGACTCATCCTGATTCATCTGGTAGGGATACCCCAGCTCGCGGACATCTTTCCCGGTGGGCTCATCAAACTCCAGTACGGAGAGTGTCTCGCCATGAGCGGTAATCGGTTTCTTTAACTCAAGCTCTTTCATTACTGGTAATCCCCTTCTTCACCGTGGAACTCAAGATCAACCGTCCCTTCTTCGGCATTATGGTTTGCTTCGCCGTGCAGCCAGGCAGACGACAGTACATAGACCTGACCGTTCGCCAGCTCGGCTGTGATGGTCATCTCATCAGACGAGGTGATTTTGCTCACCGGAAAATTCTTCGGCACCTTGAAGGTCCCTTTAACATAAGGCGCACGGTGAGTTTCCTTGCGGTCCACTGAACCGTCCAGGCCGATGATGTCATCATTGACCGTCCTGTTCATGGGCACCTCAATGCCGCCGGTCAGCGATAGCTGCTGACCGTCAATTTTGAAATAACAGGTTCCCCCGATACGGGCCATTATGCGGACTCCTCTGAATACTGAAGACGGAACTGGTTAACCACGGCAAAGACACGCAACTGGTTAACATAGTCAGGCGGGAACAGCGTGTTCAGGCGGTTCGGATCGCTGGCATCACGCTCCACAACCAGGTACTGCTTAAAAAGTTCGTAGTTTTCCACGATCCCCGCACGCTCAAGCTGACGGTAGGTTGCCAGCAGTTCCCCTTTGATCACCGCCGGGGTGACAATCGCCTGACCGGGACCAAAGCGGGTACCGTCGCTGGCAAGCTTGTGACGCCCGTACTTACTGGTAATGACGGATTTCAGTTTGCGCAGTACATACGCACTGGTATGCAGCGTCTCGCTGTCGAGGTAGCTGTTATCCGCAACCCCGTAAGCGTTTTTCCTGTACGTGGTGACATCACGCTGAATGCGCAGTACCCCGCTTTCGACATACGCCGTTGCCACGCCATGAGACAGCAGGGTCTGTTGTTCGGTCATCGTGAACCGTTTCCCCTTCGGCGCAGGCAGCATACCCACCAGCTCACCGGTCTGCGTGGGACGTGCCGGATCGTTGCGGATAAACACCGCTGCGCGGGCGGTACGGCTTGCCGCCAGCTCGTCGGCAGGCGTCTGGGTCTCTTTTTCGTACCCCGCCAGGGTAATGTGCTGCTGGTTAAACTGGTCACCTGCGGTCACCAGTTCTGACAGCGTGCCGATCTTTGCCGTATACACATGACCATACAGCTGACGCGCATAGCTCCAGCGACCGCTGGTATCGTTCATCTCGGTCACCAGCGTGTTAACGGAGGCCGTGTCGTTGAACGGCAGGCCGATATAATCAAACGGCTCATCCGCCATTGCAGCCACCGCGCCGGTGAGAACCGGAGCACCCGTTCCGGCGGTACCCGTCGCCACGGCAATCTGTACGCCCGCTGGCAGCACTTCGCCCCCACCAAAGCCGTAGTAATTGAGGCTGACAGGAATTTCATTCCCGCAAAGCCCCTTATGGCGAGCGGTCAATGTAACCACACCAGCCGAAGATGAGGCCGTAAACGGCAGGGCCGGAACGGCATTGATGGCATCTTTGATACTGCTGGCAATCGTCGCGACGTTATCGCCGTTGGTCACCGGTGCCTGCACGCGGGTACGTCCCACATAAACATTCACCGTGCCGGTTTCGGTTGCTGCCCCGGTCACCGTCAGCGTAACTGTTGCCGCCGCGCCTGTGGATTCAGGAACGGCAATCACATACAGCTCGCCAAACGGGTCAGTCTGGCGATAAGCCTCGACCATACGCGCCAGCTGACTTCCCGCACCACAAATCTGGCGTGCATAGTCTGCCGACGGCATCAGTACCAGACTGTTGGCAACAATCTCTGCACCGTTATTGACATGACCAATCAGCAGCGATGCTCCGCTGTCCTGTGCAGTATTCGCCGCCTGGTTATCCATTTCCGCATAAAACAACGGAACCAGCGTATTCGACGGAATGGTGTTAAAGCTTATCGTCATCGGTATTCACCTTTTTATTCACGCGCCGGATATCACCCGCTGCTTCACGGCGCAGCCAGTAGTTGTTCTCGTCAACATTTCGCCCTTCGGCGGGCAAAAGGTCGCCGCGGGCAGGGTCAGGAACTGACCGCCCTTTAACAGGTTTCACAAACATGAAGATTCTCAGGTAGGAAGGGTTATTTCGGTGTGATGTTCGATATCGCCGTCAGGCCCGTTACCGGGATCGAGATAATCAACATCAATCGCCAGCGTTCGCAGTTCATCCAGACTGTTCAGGTCATCCTGCTGGCGGGTATCGTCTTCGGTCAGCTCGCTGATGACCGAAAAATCGAACTGATAAATCAGCTCATGACGATTCAGATCCAGCAGCGTGCCGCCGTCATAGGTAATCGGGTTACCGCACGCCTCCGGGTTCCAGCCCAGCAGAGCCTTAAAGAGCATCTGCCGGACATCGTCCACCACATCATACGAGGCAAACTGACCGCGCTCATCACGCCCGTTACTCAGTATGACAACCACGGAGAAACCCTCTTTCAGCTCCTGCCAGTAGTCGGTCTGGCTTTTGTTTTCTCCCGGAGAATCATCACCCGGTACCACATACGCCGCCGGGAGTCTCAGCTTTCCGACCTCCGGCAGATTTTTGAACTGTGCCGCGCCTGCCACCCGGTTTTCAAAATACGGACAGCGGGCACGCAGTGCAGCAATAACGGGCGTCAGTTTCATCTGTGTCGTCGCTCCGGCTTCAGTGATTTACGCAATTCCCGCGCCAGAAAATAGCGTGTCCAGCTGCGGTTCTTTTCAAGAGTTTCCACCATGAAGTTATTACGTGGAGCCAGTCGCCAGCCGCTGCCACCGGATGCACCACGATGATGGCCGCGACGACGCTTTGCCCCTCGCCTCACGCCATAGAACAAAAAAGCCGGATAAAAATCACCGGTGATACGGCGGTTTCCCTCTCCATTACGCTGGTTAGGGGCTATACGTGCCATAAAACCAGGGCGATGTTTACTGGCTCTGGGTACCATGTAACCAATTGAACGAGCCAGGCGTCCGGTCTGATAACCGGGGTTTTCACCCGGTGCCGACCGCGCACGGCGCATCACCAGCCGACGGGCATCACGCATATGACGCTGACCAATCGTGACAAACGCCCGCCGGACACGGGCGCGGTTAAAGCGCATCTCCGCGGGCTGCTGAAAATCAACGTGCAAAAAGGAAGTCGTCATTGTTGCCTCCGTGACTCTGCCTACATTCGCCCAGCTCCGTACACTCCAGCAGCAGAAAGCGCCGCGCCCCGTTCAGATCGCGCTGACGTTTCACCCGGTACACACTGTCACCGCAGACCACCTCATAATCAGCGGTGATCCCCCGGCGGTAACGAATGGTGATGTAATGGGTGATGGCGTCCCCGGTCTGCGCGGTTTCCTGCCAGGTGGTGGCACTGGTCTGGATAACCTTCGCCCATGTCCGGAACGTAACCGGGTATTGAGGCTCCACGCCAAAGTTATCCGCGGGCATATCCACCCGCTGGCGGATCAGGACGCGTTTATTCAGTTCACCGGGGTCCGGCAGAATGTAGGTTGCGCTGGTCTGCGCCTGACGAATTTTCATTGCGGGAAATACCTGTACGGGCCGACAAGCCAGTTAAAGCTCATTGGCAACTCCATTTTCTCAACGTCTGTAACCGACGAGCGATTTTCGTAAAAATGGCTGATAAGCATCAGCATCCCCAGACGAATATCATCCGGCAGGTGCAGCCCGTCCGGATCGCTGTCCGGAATGGTTTCATCCGGAGCATAGAGCTTCCGGTTCAGATACGTTTCCGTCCGCTTTTGCGCCGCACAGGCCAGCAGTTGCAGATGGCGGTCATCAGCATCGAAATCCTCATCCAGCCGGAGTTGGGCTTTAATCTCTTCCATTGTCAGAAGCATACTCAGCCCTCTTTACTGGTCGTGGCTTTTTTCTCTTTTGTCGCTTTACTGCTTTTTGCACTGGTTCCGCGCTCTGCTAACCCGGCCTGAAGTGCAATCTCCTGCACCCGGGCAGGAAGCGCCCCGTCGTCATACTCACCGGCCCGAATGACCTCAACACGCATACCGTCCGGTGACCATTTCAGATCTTGTTTCAGGATCATGATTCTTCACCCGTCAGAACAGGGGGCGCGGTTCCGCGCCCCTGAGTGATTACGCCGCTGCAATCTTCAGCAGTTTGATGGCCTGCGAATCGACCAGCATGCCGCCGGTGCGCTTGGTGGTATAAAAACCGACAAACGGTTTATTGGTGTACGGATCGCGAAGAATGCGGGTACCGATACGGTCAACGATGGTGTAACCCCGTTTGAAGTTACCAAATGCAATGGCTTTCGCATCCGCGGCAATATCCGGCATCTGCTCGTTTTCAGCGATACCGTAACCCGCCAGAGAGGATGGCTGCCCCAGTTCCAGCCCAGGACGCCACAGATAGTTACCCTCGGTGTCTTTCAGCAGACGGATGGCAAACAGGCTGTTGTTGTTCATCATGAACTTCGCGCCAGTGCGGTGTGCCTTACGCAGCGTGTAAATCAGTTTGATAATGGCGTCTGCGGTCACCGCGGTCGCTTCGCCGGATACAATATGCTGAAGTTTGCCGAACGCCCGGACCTTGTCGGTTTCATCAGTGGATTCATACGCCAGGAACCCTTTCGGCTTCTTGGTGCCATCGCCTGAGGTAAAGGCAATTTCTTCCTGTTCGGCAAATTCGGTTGCCAGCTCGCTGTTGATCTAGGCCTCCACGTTGAAGAAGGCATCGTCCAGCATTTTCTGGGTAGCCTGCGGGTTGCCGTAAATTTCCCCCATGAGAGGTTCAATCAGCTCCAGTCTGGAGGTGGCAGTCTGGGATCGCGTATCCGTTTCCCCCACCCATCCGGAAGCCGTACCGCCCAGATTCACCAGTTTTTTGTAGTCGGAACCGCCAACGGTGATCACCGTGGCTTCCTGACGCATCACCACTTCATCTTTCAGCAGGTTAAGAATGTTGCGATCCAGTTCTTCCGGCACGGCGTAGCCACCGTCTTCATCGGTACCCACCTGCAATGCCTTACGCTCCAGATCGCGCAGACCGTCTTCACGGCCTTTACGCAGGAAGCCCACAAACGCCTCTTTATGCTCGGTGGCCAGTTTATTTTGCGCACCACCTGCCGGACGTTTCAGCTCAAGCAGCTCTTTTTCAAGGTCGCTTTTGAGATTTTCCAGCTCGCTGAGTTTCCCGTTCAGGGTTTCCACCTGCCCGGCAAGCTTGCCTTTTTCCTGCTCAATCGCATCCACGCGCTTGTCGTTCTTTGCTTTGAAGTCGTCAAACTTCTGCTGCAGCTCCTGCGCGACCTGTTCGACATCTTTAATATCAACCGCCATCGTATTTCTCCTGATTAGAAGTTCAGATTTTTCAGTGCATTCAGTGCAGAGCCCACATCCTCAGCGTCGCGCAGGGACAGTGCGCCATAGCCCCCGGCCATGAATGCTTTGGCCTGGGTACGGGAGAGTCCGACATCACGCAGGACTCTTTCGATTTTTTTCTGTTCGGGGATTTCCCCGCGGGCCAGTGCGTTCTTGACGTCGCTGATCCGCGCCTCGTCGTTAGACGGGAACGTCACCAGGCTGACTTCCCAGAGGTCGATTTCTTTCAGCAGAAAGGCTTCTTTGCTCCGGTCGTATTCCCAGTCTTTCAGGACGTACCCAATAGAAAGGCCGGTTAACGAACCGGCCTTCATGTGTGCATGTGCGCGTTTTGCGAGGGGATCATCATCAATAAGCAACCGTCCCCTGACGTAAAGCCCGACATCGTCTTCCTTCATTTCGGTGTAAACACCGATGGGTTCATCCATGCGGTGCTGCCAGAGCAGCGCAGGTAACGCTTTTCTGTCACTCCACGCCCGCAGGGAAGCAGCAAATGCCCCGGACATCACCACATCATCGTGGCTGTCCTTTACACCAAAGACGGAGCCATACCCTTCAAACTCACCGGAGTCACTGACAGATTTCAGACTCAGCGGTACATCAAGACGTTGTTTCGTCTGCATTGGCGTTATCCTTCTGCTTACCGGCTTTACTGCCATCGGAGGGTTTCGTGGTCATGTTCATCGGTGTGAGATAGACATCACCACCGGGTCGTGGATTCATATCTTCCAGGTCGCGGCAGTCATTGGGAGAGTAAATTCCCCAGTTGATCCCGGTGGCGTAGGCTTCAAAACGGGACTTCATATCCCCGCGCAGTAACGCCCCGGCGTTAAATTTGGCGTAATAAACGCCCTGCTTACTTTTTCGTACCAGTCCGGTGTTGATCCGCTGTTCGATGCGGGTCAGATACGGCACCAGTGAATAGTTGATAAATCCCAGCCCCAGCTCTTCGATATTGTTGAAGGTGGCGCGATCGGTGTTCTGCACCATGTGCAACGGCACCCGGAACAGACGACAGATTTCTTCAAGCTGAAACTTGCGGGTTTCCAGGAACTGGCTGTCCTCGGCGTTCAGCGCCATCGACTTCCAGTCCAGCCCCATCTCAAGGATCATCGGGCGGTGAGCATTGCCAAGCCCGGTGTGACGCTCCTCAAAATCTTTCTTCAGGCGCTCATAAGCCTGATCTGACAGCGTCTGCTCTGTACGCAACACACCCGACGTCACCGCGCCATTGCTGAACAGTCTGGCCCCGTGCTCTTCGGTCGCTGCCGCCAGCGATATTGCCTCGCGGGCATAGGCGATGGGATTCAGCCCCACCAGTCCGTCCATCGTCAGCGTGCGCACATGCCAGATATCCTCCTGGCTCAGTACATCCGCGGAGCCATCCGGGAATGTGACCTGATAGACCGGTTCCCAGCTACTGTTAAGCTTCGGTACCACACAGCCGGGATCGACGGGCAGCAGTTCAGCCACTTCGCCAAATGCTTTCACTTTGTAGGCGTAAAAGTTTCCCCTCAGGCACAGACAGGTGACCACCAGCTCCCAGAACTCCTGCGGCGTCATATAGCCATTGGGATGCGTGGAGATCAGCTTATGCAGACGTTCGCCGGTGGCTCTCTGTTTAAGGCTGCCGTTCAGGTGATACAGATTGCAGGGCAACATCCCGACCGACTCCGCCAGCACCCTGACACAGGAAAAAACCGCCGTCAGTCGCATGGCCCGCTGGCTGCTGATCTGCTTTCCGGTATAGGTGTCGTAGGACAACCCGATAGCATCCGCCAGCTCTGCTGGCGTGGTCACCGGTGCGTCACTTTTTCGTTGAAATAATCCCGAAAAGAACACTATTTACCTCCGCCGACAGACGACTGTGTACGGTCGAGATATCGCGCCACCAGCCACGACCAGAACAGGCACAACGCCCCGGCAACAACAAACCCCGCCGGGGGATAAATCAGCCAGGCACCATACGCCAGCAAAAGCGCCCCCAGCACGCCCACCAGAGGCGCGAGAATCAGCATGATCATAATTACCTCAGTTAAAGCGAGCGGATCCCATAGGACTCAATGTGGTCAGACAGCGTGTCTTCTTTCTCGTACAGCATGGCTCTGCCAACCGCCATAATCAGCGCAACTGCACCATCGATTTTGTTTTCCGCCTGCTCTTTGACGGGCTTCACCACATCATCGTTACCTGGCATGTTTTTGCCGACCACATTGCCGATACACCAGGTCATGATGGGATTGCCGTCATGATGAAAGCGTCCCGATTCAATCGCTGCTTCCAGCTCTTTCATCGGATCGGACATATTGGCGAAGTTCTGGACGATAGTGACGGGATTCAGATCTTCATCAGCAAGGTCATGTGACAGCCCGGTCGCCCCGAAGGGGTCGATGGGTGACTCACTGACCGGGCTGATTTTGTTCGCCGCTTTGGCCTCCTCGAGGATGTAGCGATAATCCACCTCTGCACCATCGGTAACGGTCAGGACGCCCATTTCCACCCATTTCTGAAAGCGTTCGGCTGTCCGTCTATCTTCATTTTTCTCGACGCTGTACACCGTGTCATACGGTACCCAGAAGCGCGGGGCCACACTGTAGTAATGCGTTTTACCGTCAATCTCGCGGGTATAAAGTCGCGCCATGCTGTTCATATCCAGCTTACGCGCCAGGTCAAAGGCCAGAATGCACGGCTGCCCCTCGAACTGCTCAAGGGTCAGTGATTTATCCTCGCAGCTCTGCCAGCTCACCAGGTTGAAATACGCCGAACGCGCCGACACCCAGATATTGAGGTGTTTTGTTTTAAAGACGTTTGCCAGACGGGCGTTATTTTTCGCACGCTGCTGCTGACTTAACAAAAATTCGCGATAAACCGACACGCCAATATTTGGATTGGCTTTTTCCAGCACCTGCGGGTCGGTCCAGTCGTCACCTTCATCAACGGTATAGATGATCCCGAACAGTTCATCGTTAGGCACCGAGCCGTTGAGCATCTCGATGACTTCCCGCCGCTTGTCGTAGCACGGCCCCTCAATGTTGTACCCGGCGGTGGTGATGGCCCACATCAGTGGCTGACGTCGCGCCCCCATCCCGGTAAGCATTGTGGTATAAAGCGCATCGGTGGCATGCTCGTGATATTCATCCACCACCGCACAGTGGGGTGATGAGCCATCACCGGGGTTGCCGATCAGCGGTTCAAACCGCGCGCCATCCTCCGGACGGTTCATGTTTGAGGCGTTAACCTCAATCCCGAACGCTTCCGTCAGCATGGGTGTGCGTTTACACATCAGTCGCGCCGGGCGAAAGACTTCCCACGCCTGTTTCTCTGTCGTGGCACCGGAATACACTTCCGCGCCAAACTCGTTATCACAGGCAAAACAATACAGGGCAACACCGGCAGAGATTGCTGATTTGCCGTTCTTACGGGGGATTTCGGTGTACACCTCCCGGAAGCGGCGCAACCGGGTGCCTTTATTGACCCAGCCAAACGCACAGCAGATCACAAATAGCTGCCACGGCTCCAGCGTGATGGGCATCCGTTTGAATGCCCACTCCCCCTTGGTGTGCGGCAACAGCTGAATAAATTTCGCGGCCCGTTCAGCCAGGTCCTTGTCGAAGCGGTAACGAAACGACTTACTTTTTTCCGCCATCAGGTCATCAAGATGGCGCTGGCAGGCCTGAATCACAAACTGGCAGGCCACAATCTTTCCGCGCACGACATTCCGGGCATACTGATTGGCAGCATTTACGTTGGGGTAAGATTTCCGGCTCATGATTCGATGATTTTCAGATTGTCAGAAACGGGTTAGTGGCTTTCTTCTTCCCCGCCAGGCCAATCAGACGCTGGCGGCTGCTGGGGTCGAGTCCGAGCATTGCCCCCGTACTGCTCATCTCGGACTCCTGTTCTTTTTTGGCGGTCAGCTCCGGATTTTTGACCCTGCCGCCCATTGCACCGGTGATGGTGTTGCCCTGTCTGGCAATATTTTTCACGGCACGTCGCCAGAACTCGTAGGCCACGCACCACCGCTCAAGCACCGCGAGGTCAGTCACGCACAACAGGCCCTGACCGCAGAGTTCTTTGGTTGTCAGTTGCCACATGATCGTGGCGAGAGGGAGATTTTCTTCTGCGAACCACTCCGGTGGCTCAACACCTTTGATGGGCGTAAAAACAGGTTCATCTTTATTCAGGGCTCGCTTGCCGGGGTTTCCGGCCAGCGCCTTGCGCGCCGTTGGCTTGGGGCGACGCCCGGAACGCCCCGCCGTTCCAGCCATATGCGGCACTCCTGGTTAAATTTCATTTTTCGCGGGTATAAAAAAACGATGGGGCGGGCAGTCCGGAAGACGTCAGGTCACAGGGATTTGACCCGCCCCTCCCCTCTGGCAGTGGGAACTGGTTCTTACTTCAACCGTTCACGGGCCGTCTTCGCCTTATGACACGGCCAGCACAGACTCTGCAGATTACTGTCAGCATCAGTGCCGCCATGCGCTTTAGGGATGATGTGGTCAACAGTTTTCGCCTCACGCACCACACCAGAACGCAGACATAACTGACACAGGCCTTTGTCACGCTTCAGGACACGCGCGCGGATACTGTCCCACTTCGAACCGTAGCCGCGCTGATGACGGGATTGTCCAGGTTTGTATTGCTTCCAGCCTTCGCTTTTGTGGCTTTCGCAATAGCCTGACGGGTCAGTGGTGGTATGGCGGCAGCCGCGAACACGGCAGGCTTTTGGGGTTCGTTGCGGAATGTTATTCCTCCTGTGTAATTACTGATTTCATTAATGTAATATATTGTATTGTAAGAAAAAATTGTTTTTTTACAGTGATATATTTTTATAGAAGACTATTCGCTCAAGGTGCATTAAGATTAATCTCACCCCCACGAAGAACGTTAAGGATAAGAAGATGATAAAAATGATTAACTGTACTGCTTCCAATTGTGGCGTTGGATACGTTTTTGGCAAAGGCGTTGATGCTGAGCTAATCAATAGTCACGCAAGAGCATGTAAAATCGGCTTTGTGCAAGCAGGGAATGAAAAAGAATGGTCAATACTGTTGGAAAAGTTGCTAACCAAAAAAGCTGATTTTGAGTCTTTACTGACTGTATGTGAAACTGTTAATTCAGAAGATAAAAAAAACGTCATATCCAAGTCCAATTTATTTGAATATTTATCTCATTTTGCAAATGCTACAACTGTTTATACCTTTCTCGAGGGGTTAGTGAACTCTCTTTTAGCCAAATAATCACCATTTAGAATACAACTGGGTTTAAAAATAATTATAATTAAAAAGCTATACACCTACTTAAAAGAGTCATTATATTTGTGTATAGCTCGTTTTTCTTCATGCCTTCTAATATGAGACTTATCTAAATTACAACTCCCTAACGCGGACAACAGTTTTACATTCAAATCCAAACTTTCACCATACGTCAGCGGATTGGGTATAAAAGGTACTGGAGTATCAGAAGTCAGGCTGGTTGGCAGTAGTACCGCCGGTGTATTCACGTAAACTGTCCGCGTACTTCCGCAACCGGTCAGCAGCGGTAGCAGGCACAGGACGTGAAGCGCAATCATCATTCGCAATAGCCACTTTGATATCTTCCTGGGTTCTCTGTGACTCCAGTGCGATCTGCTGTTTTGCATGTTGATTCGCCTCCTGAATGATGTTCGTTATTGCCATAGTACGCAGAACATTCTCGGTGATAGCCTCAGTAGAATCAGCTCGCTGTTCCGCAGCGTCAGCACGCTTCTGCTCCTCCAGAAACTTTCCATAATAGTGATTCGCTGACCAGACAAGACCACCAGCAACACAAGCAATAAACGTTAAAATGAGCGCCAAATAACTTATCTTCATACCAGCAGCACCGCCCGCGCCCTGTTGTATCGGACCTTACGATCCTCAATACCGTTCAGACCGCCGTTAATAATGCGCGTAACACGGTTAATATCGGCACCGTAGATCATGCAGCCTTTAGAGGTGTAGAACCATGCAGCTGAGCGCGCCGCCTGTAGTTCCTGTTCCAGTTGTTCAGGTGAAGTCACCAGATCTAACTTCAGCGCCGCGCCACAGATGCGATAATTATGGAGGCCTGTGATTTGAATTAATCCTCTACCACGATATTTCCAGCCATCACCTGGTGCTTTGTTACCCAGTCGGTTGCTATACACCAGATTGGCAATAGCATCCTGACGAGCTGCATGTCCGGATGTTCTGCCAAGGGCATCAGCCTGCTGCTGTGTGATCCTCTTTCCGAACGTCGCCACCAGCGCAGATGGTGTGTAGTTAAAATTTTCAACTACGGCGCTAAACCCCATCGACTCATGGCCTATCTGAGCGATAAACATTGCCTGATCCGCTGGTGCTGTAATGCCGAATTCCTTCATCGCCGCATCAATATGCGGAAACCAGCGCGCAGCCAGTTCGGCGCTAATACCAGCCGCCTTTTGAAATAATTGTTGGTTCATTAGTGCCTCAGATGATCAATCAGACGTGCAACGTTGCCTCTGACGGCCACCAGCACGGAAAGAAAAATAGTGTTCGCCACGATAATGGGCCATGAGGAATGGGGATAAATCCCACAGAGATAGGCCAACGGAACAGCACTGTATGTAACAGTAATCAGCCAGGCTAAACGTGAAACCCAAGGACGATGCCGCGAATCACCACGACGATAAAACATCAGAGTAATAACAACACAAGCACATAACAGCGCATTTATAGTTGCTGTCGGGTCATTTAGCTCCACCTGAACCTCCCCGGCGCGTTATGAGCGCCACCAGCGAGCCGATATCCTGATTATTCAGGAACGTCAGGATTTTAACGGCTAAAGCAGAGACGATTACGGCACCAATAGCATCCAGAGGTTTATCACTGTATCCGGTCAAGTTCGCCAGCTTGGAGCCAACCAACCCAGAGCAAAGAATCCCGGCAATATATGACACGATAAAATATGCCAGTCGGCGCGATGCACTCAGATCTGCTGCTGTTGCTATGTAGAATACAGCCCCTGCAAATGCGCCAAATACAACGCCGTAATCAGTTCCGGTCAGCAGTCCATAAACACTGGCACCCGTCAGGGCACCACCAGCCAGCCCAGTACCGGAAATCGGATCGGACATTTAGCCCCCTCTTAATTGCTGTGAGTCCTCTCAGGTATGAGGGGAAATAGGCTCAGGCTTCACGGGCTGGATATATCAACAAAGCACGTAACGGATGATTCCCGTGATCCTGAAATAAAAAAGCCCCGCTATTACGGGGCAGTTAATAGAATTATAAAGTTTAAAAGTTTAAAGGAACCATAAAGCTACCAGGCTCTGCACCAGCTTCTTTATTTATTTCTTTACGGATTACCTCATTAACCTGAAAAGCCTCATTGTAAACTTTTTCTAAGTTAATTGACGCCTTCATATTATAGTATGTTTTTTCCTCACAAACATATAACCTTATCGGATATGGCCTAGGGTTGATTGCCTTCCAGTGGGAGATCACAAAATTATAAACTGCAATACCATGACCTTTCATCTTCCCTGCTGTAACATCAATGTTTAGCTGATCTAAATACTCATCGAAGTGTTGCAAGGTGTTTCTCACCCTCACGGAATTAATTTCCTTAATTTCAATATCTTTTATTTTTTGTTGAAGGTAATTACTTCGCTCAATATGCAATCTGAATTGTTCAGGGGATTCTTCCCTAGTCTTATTTTTAGGAACTGCGATTAGTTTCTTGACGTTAGCCGCATCTGAAAGAATGCTATTTATTAATATATGAATATTGTAATCAATTTTAAAGTAGTAACCAGCATCAGGAAGTGGTGTCTCATGAAAGAGCTCTTCACAGCGTGTTTTTATCGAATGAGTTAACAACCATAATTCGTGCAAATAAATAAAATTAAGTTTCATTTGCTCAAAGGTTTTTGACATAGCGAACTCTCCTTTTCAATAGTCCGCTTTTATAGCATTTACATAAGGGGCCTGTGAATTACTATTCTGTTGCTTACCACACTCTCGCAGTGGCCGCGCTCATGCCTTTGAGACCGTAGTCAGGGGTATCTCATGAATCCCTCACCTCTAACCGGAGAACGATTGGCGATCGTTCTGGAGTACCGGCACACCTCTTCTTTATTAACCCTAACCAGTGTGTGTTGCAGTTCGTACCTGCATCTGGCTCTCATGGAGACTCGGGACCGCATCACGACTGCGGATTTGCCTATCGGCTGCGGTCTATCCGTTTACTGGTGCATTTTCTTACCCTCCAGAAAAGCAAAAACCCCGCCGAAGCGAGGTTTGTTATGATTTCGTTAACGGCAGACATACAAAGCCCATCGTTAGGAAAATCCTAACCAGATTTTTTGAAAAATGCAAGAATCATGTCGCTATATTCGGCGAAAATCATTTATCTCGTCACTTTTCTTAATTGCGCCTCAGCATATGCTTCTTCCTGCCAGCACTTTGTCACCAGTTTATCAATGACATCTGCATATCCTTTGTACCACTGATAATCCGTCAGGTCTGGTACCAGCTTCTGGACATGATGCCGCGCCAGTGTGGTTGGTAAACGGCTAAACCGGTTTCCATTGCAACGCCCACAAATCTTATAAACAGGCATGCCATGAAGCCGGGTTCTTTTTTCATCCAGGACAATACCTTTACCCTTACACCCTCTGCACGCTGTGCTGACTTCTCCCTTACCATGACAATGCTGACATAGTTCCTTCACCCACTCTTCCTTGATAACAGATTCCCCGTTTCTGGAGTGTTTCACCACTTCGCGCAATACATTATGAAATCCCGTACCTGCACAATGCTCACAGCGAGCCTTACTTGCCGCAGATCTGGAATAATCAGCAAAGGCAAAATTCACAAGGTAAGGAATGATCTGTAGCCGGGTTTCTTCACTCAATTTATTCAATGTCGGGTTATCCAGTGCCATCGCGTAATTGAGCAGACCTTCAATCGCAAACTGAGGATCCTGAACACCAACTTTTGCCAGGAATAAGGCAAACCCAAGCGGTGCTTTCGACTGCACCATCCCCTGCGCAGCCATCACATCTGTAATTGTTAAACCACCCGAGCCTGTCGCCGGTGCGTCATCACTCAATTTTGGAGATTTTGGGGAGTAATATTTTGGTAAGGCTTCAAGGTTCATGCTCGTTCTCCACTTACGCCAGTACGCCTATTGCCAGCGCACGATCGATAAAACGAAATATCAGCTCCAGCTGGGAGCCATACTTCTCTTCAAATGCCACGGTATCCGCATGCAGCTCGTCGTGATGCTTTCTGCACAAAGGCAACACAAAGAGGTCATGCGCTTTTGTTCCCATTCCACCCTGACCGTGACCTATCAGGTGGTGGGGATCATCAGCAGGCTTTCCACAACATGCACACGGCTGTGTCTTAACCCAGCGCGTGTACTTTTCATTAACCCAGCGGCGACGTTTTGGGCGTAACATAAAAGACTCCGGCGACTCCGGATCCACTTTCAGCGCCAGCACCTTTTTCGCTTTATCCTGGATGATGCTGGTGGCAGGAACCGAAGGCACAAGGTCACTTTCCCGGGTAACAGACGGCACAACAGGCTTCGGTAATCTCAGTGCCTTACGGGCTGCACTTTCCGGTAAGGCATCCGCCAGGTCATTACGAACCAGCCACCAGCACAGTTCCGGCATTGTCACAACGTGACTATCATCAAAACCGAGATCACGGCGCACAACAGATAACACCCAGCGGGCACAGTTATCCGTTGCCATTGATTCCAGCCGTTCCGTGAACTGATCGCGCAACTGGTTATCGCAGTGCCAGCACAGACGGATTGCGCCCGGCGCGTGCCGCATTGTGGTCATGTTCTCGCTGTGCCAGTCGGAATGAGGCCACTGGCAGCCTTTTTCACGAAGTAACCAGCTTTCAAGACATTCCACGCCACCAGCACGACGGATCACTGCCTCATTGCGGAACACGGCCCGAACGGCAGGATCATCCGCCAGCGGTTGTGATGCTGCCGGAACGGCACCACTGGCGAAAGATGAATAACGCTCCGGCTCAGGCTCCAGCAGGACACGCCCCTGCATAAACAGGGGCATCAGCTCTGAACCTGGCCTGAACAATACGATCCCCATACGCGGGGCAATTTCAGGGGTCAGTAGTGCTCTCACGGTCACCTCAATGAACGGTATCGAGCAGCTTTAACAGCTCAGGGAATCGGGATTCGAAGAAATGCGGCTGCGTCTCGCGCGGATTTGCGGGACTGGTGATGTTCTTGCCGTACATGCAACCTTTCGCTGTCAGCGACCAGAATTTTTTGATGTTGTTAATCGCGGTACGGCTGTATCGTTCGCGCTGCTCGACGATCCCCAGTTTCACCATCTGGTGATATGCCTGATTAGCCGTCAGGCGGATACCATACTGTTTCAGCAGTGCACTCAGTGACAGTGTCGGGCGACTTGAGCCATCGTGTGCATCAGCAGGAGCATCAATGGCATAGCGCGGTGCCAGATTCGGTAAGCCAACAGCCTCCTGGAGTTTCTGACAGGCACCAAGCACTGAAGAGTTAGACAGGTTTAACTCCCTGCGCATAAAGTCCAGCAGAATCACTCCAGCCTGCATCTTGTCAGCAGCCTGCCCGGATAATTTTTCCGATGCGCTGGTTACCATATCGAAAGTACGGATCACCTTCAGATGGAATGACGGGCTGATCCACATTGCATAGGCATACACCAGTTCTTTGCAGACATACGTCCCCTGGTTATTTCCGCCATTAATGACGCTAACTGGTTGATTTTGTTCCAGAGGCGGAATTCCACCCTCGGTGAAAAGTTGTTCAATCAATTCACAGGTTTGCTTATTGGAGAGCCAGTATTTCGGGCGGTTTTTTTGTTCTCCCCCGGCTGCCCTGTGCAGATCGTTCAGGCTGTAACGCCCATAAGCATCACGACGAACTTCAATACCATCAATGACCATCAGATTATTCATACTTCGTTTCTCCTCTTGCTCAGGCGGCTGCACCCGCCGTTTTCTCGTACTTACTGATAGTGATCTCGACCTTCCCTTCCGGGATAACCGGTCCCCACTCCACCAGCATTCTTTTCACCTGACTGTCGTCTTCCCACACACCCGCGTGGGTCAGGGCGTCAAACAGCGCCTTGTTATAGTTGTCCAGATCGCGGATCCGGTTATCCGGAGGAAACAACACGATCTCCACTGAAGCAGGTGCCGACGTTGGTTTTGGCAGACGACGTAACTGCTCAACTATTGCTGCACACGCCGCGCTCTGGAATTTGCGCCCCGCCGCGCTTATCAGGCTCTTACCTGCAAACGCCCCTTTGTTGGGGTGTCGCCAGTACGTGTTCACGCTGGGCGGGAAAGGCAGGATCAGCTTCATACTTTCAGACCCCTCTCATGTAACCAGTGGGCTGCACGCAGCCTGGCGTTTTCCTCACCGGCAAGCAGTGAGCGGATAATCCCGACCGCCTCGCTGTCGTCGTCCTTCACCGCGGTATGAAGCGTTATCCCCCGGGCCACACCACGCTTTATCGTGATGACGCCTTTTTTCTCCAGTGCGCGAAGATGCTCCACCGCTGCATTCACTGAACGATATCCCAGCATGGTTGCCACCTCCTGATTGGTTGGCGGAAAGCCACGCTCTTTCTGGTAAGAAATCAGCATATCCAGCACCTGCTGCTGGCATTGAGTTAACGTCGTCATGCCGCCATCTCCCTGACCAGTTTTTCCGCCTGCTGGCGAACCTGCGCCAGAAAGGCCTCACCACATGCCTCAAGTTCATCGCGCCCGATGTAGCTGATTGCCGGTCCCTTCCAGGTCTTGTCGAAAACAGCAATAGCACCAGCGAAGAAAGCGCCTGTCGGTACCTGCTTCTCGTCTTTCGGGATAAACCAGACAGGCAGTTCAAAACCAATACGCCCGCGAATAAAAGCAATATGATCTGCATCTTCCGGCCACCACACTTCGCTGGTGGCAGCTTTGATCAGGAAAACATAGCGCCCGCCTTTATCACGCATGGCACTGGCATGCTTCATGATGTAACGCATGCCGGTGATGTATTGCCCCTCATGCTGACTGGCGCGGCTGTATGGGGGATTACCAAAGGCAGCACCTTTAAGCTCCGCAAGACGTTCTGACCAGTCATGCGCCAGCGCGTTGTCTTCCGCCGTGTAATACGCGGCACATTTGGCGTTATCACCGTCAGTGAACAGATCCAGAACAAACGGGCCAAACAGGGTGTTAATTCCCAAGAAAATGTTATCCGGCGTGCGCCACTGATCGCCCACTTCCTTCAGTTCATGGGCTGGTTTGTTCCGCAGTTCGACCAGCGCCTGGCAATATTTATTACTCATTAAGCCCCCACGTAATTCCCTGACAGATACCACTCATCACCCGGTACAGCGCGCTTGCTGCTTTTCCGTAAACACCGCTCACGACGCGCAAGAAAATTGTTTCGCTCTGGCTGGGAGTGGCTTTCACGGAATGCCGCCATCCACACGGTTGCAGCACGACGGTATAAGCCCCTCGACTCCAGTTCTTCCGCCTGGCGGGTCAGGCACAAAATCACCCGGGGATCGTTAGTGCCGACATAGAAATTGCGCACAGGTCTGGTTTCACGAACTGGTTGCGGTTCCGCCTCCTGCGATATCTCTGTCTGGCGCGGGAAATGTCTGCGTGTATCCCCTTCACAACGGTGAGCCACACGCCCACTCTGACGTAACTTGCTTGCTGACTGCAGAACGCGCTGCCGTGAGTAACCTGCAAAAGCATCCGCAATGTCTCCGGAAGTACACCCCGGATGGGCTTCAATGAATTTCTGAACGTCATTCAAAAGACTCATGATCACCCCCTGAATCCTGCCGGGATCTGGCTGTAGTCCACGTTGTCGTAACTGGATTTGAAGTACGGGTCTTCGCGTTTTTCGGTGTACGTGCTGACGGACGGTGATAAGCGCAGGGAAAGCTCATCCCATTTTTCCCGCAACTTCGACGGGCTGAGCACGTTACGGCACCAGAACGGATCGCGGCTGACGTGGCTGTACATCTCGCAGATTTGTTTGTGAGTACGACCATCCTGCACACACATCAGGCGAATTTCGTTTGCCCAGGCTGTCCAGTTCGGTTCTTTGGGACGAACCACCTCGCCGTCACATTCGGCGGCTTGCTCGTACAGGGCGATGATTTTTTTCCAGAGCCACTGTGCGCAGGTCAAATCATCCTGCGTTCCCCACTGGCGCTTTTTAGGGCTGAATACAACCGCATCAGGATGGCGAGTTAAAAAATCCTGTTCATCCGTCTGCGTGTCCGGTTGCGAAGCGTCCGGACGAGAAGGTTTTTTATCTGACGGATCATGTTTTGATTTTACTGACGGATCCCCGCCAGATTCTGACGGGTGAAAACCCGCTTTTTTGCCAGATTTCGACGCATCAAATTTTGACGGGTCAGATTTTGATGCGTCAGATTTTGACGGGTCAGAATCTGACAGTTGAGAAAATGCCGCTGCCTGAAGCTTCGCAACGTTAAGCTGATAAACATTCGACGCATTGCGGTTACCCTGGCTACGCGCCTTACGCGTTAACCAGCCTTCTGCTTCCAGCCGTGCGATAGCCGTCCTGACGGTACTCATCCCCGCGCCAATCTGACGGGCAATAGTTTCAATTGATGGCCAGCACACACCTTCGTCATTACTGAAATCAGCCAGGCGGGCCATAATTGCCACGCTGGATAATTTCATGCCTGATGCAGCGCAACCATCCCATACATAGCCGGTTAATTTAGTGCTCATGACCGACCTCTATTTCCCTGAATTTACGACGAAACTGTTCGAGCGGGCTGAAGCACTCATGCTCATAGCCTTCGCGGAGGTAGATAACTCGTTGTGTTTCCGGCTCCCAACGAATGACTCTGACGGGCACTCCGTAGTGATCTTTGAACCAGCGGTTAACTTGTCGCAAAGGACTGTCTCCTTCTGCCGGTTGAAATCACCCACAGCCCACTCAGCAAAGCTGTGGGTTACAATTTCCCTGTCACCAGGTACATTAACTGCATAGCAATACTCCACCTTCGCTTTTCCACCCGGTACAGGAAGCGCAATCAGTTGCGAGCGACGGTAGTGTGTTGTTAAACTGTTCATGCGTTAGTTTCTCCACAGTCACGACACGCCACGGCGCCCGGAGCTGCACACTCGCGGGCGTCATTACTTTCTGAAATGCAAAAGATTTTGTAGACCAGTGCTGCATGCTCCTGCAGCTTCGAAATTGAGAGATACAGCTCGTCGTTAATTGCTGTCTGCTCGTGTGGCTCCACTACCCCATCTTCGATTGCCGAACGAATCTGCTTTGAGTAACTCCCGATCTGTTCGATGACTTCCAGCAGGCGCTGGTTTATATCGGCGTTCTCTACTTCCTCAATTTCAGGAAGCGATACGAACACCCCACCAGCAGACTGTGCGACAGCATCCGCAATGTAGTGAGTGCCAGCTGCGCGCTGTAAAACCATTGCCCATCCCAGCGGGAAAATCTGATCGCCATCGGCACGAAGGCGGTTAAATAATGCGTTCTCTGTTACATCCAGCCAGTCAGCAGCTTCAGCGTAACCACCCGGCAACGCCGCGATAGTTTTTCTGACAGCTTTCACGTACCACTTAGGCTGTTTTTCTACTTTCCAGTGATGCTTACCCACGGCTATCTCCTTAAAACTGTGGTTACTTTTCATCTGATGAATCTTTAATCTTTTGAAAAATATCTGGACGTAATTTTTCTTTTGATATGCCAGTGGTCTTTTCAATGAATATCGAGAGCTTTGCAGGGGGACGCTTTTCTCTGTTCAACCAGTTCCAGACATGTTGTTGCTTTACTAAATGACCGCTGCTGGCTGTGAGCTTCCGAGCCAATTCTGATTGACCACCAGCCAGAGCGATTGCCTCCGATAAGGCTAATTGCTCAGGTGTCATAGCTTTCTCCTTTTTAGGTAGTTAAGTTGTTACGAGTTGCAAGAATACAACATTAACAACTTTTATCACAACTTTTAGGTGTTGGAAAGCTAAAACATAAAGTTGTAACCTCATCAAAAAAGAGAGGGATATGTTGTGAAAACACTGGCAGAACGATTAAAGATAGGTAGAGAGAAAGCTGGCATGAGCCAAGCTCAACTAGCTGAAAAAATTGGACTTTCACAACAATCTGTAGCCAAAATAGAGAATGGCGAAACTCTACAACCGCGCAAAATTAAAGAAATTGCAAAAGTTTTAGGTGTATCACAAAAGTGGTTACAACTTGGTATTGAAGACAACGCATCCATACCTGATCTTGTTGTAAAAGAAGCAGAAAGCACCGCATTAGACCCCGATATTTTCGTAAACATTCCTGTTTTAGATGTCGAGTTATCGGCAGGTAACGGATGTCTGGCTGAAATAGTTGAATCAGCTATTGACTGGTTTCCATTAAGAAGAGCAGATTTGAGAAAATCTGGCGTATGTGCATCTAATGCCAAGATCGTAAAAATATGGGGGAACAGTTTATTACCGGTTCTCAATAATGGAGATCTTGTTGCCGTTGATATTTCTCAAACCGTTCCTATTCGTGATGGCGATCTTTATGCCGTACGAGATGGTGTATTGCTAAGGGTTAAAATACTTATCAACTTACCTGACGGTGGCTTGATTCTTAGAAGCTTCAACAAAGATGAGTACCCAGATGAAATACTCACCTTTGAAGATAGACGAGCCAGAATTCATGTTATAGGTAGGGTATTCTGGTCATCGCGAACTTGGTAATGCATCGAAAAGCATTTCTTCAGAAATAATTTTAAGTTTTGCACCATTATCATCCCTATAAGATATAGCCTTTTCGATCTTCCTTCCGTGACTTGAGAATTTCCAATCACGGGAGGAAAGCGTCCCAATTACTAAAAAATCCAACTTTTGAGTAATTCCACTACTGATGTTCCCACCAGCATTTTTAATCAAATTTTCAACTACGGCTCTCTTTCCTGCAACAAAAGTGCCTGTAAGACAATAGGTTTTACCCTCTAACTCTATCGAAGCCCCTACATCAATAGGCAGCCTGGTCGCCAAACCATCCACCACTCCACTTTCCAAGTCACATCCTGTGAAGTCTACTAATGCCTTATGTAGAGTTAAACTCTCATCTTCAGTAATAACACCATCTTTAAGAATTTCCTTTACAAGTGCATAAAGTTTTTTTCCTGGGTAGTTGTTCTTCAAAGCTCCATTTTGCTCAAGCCACCAATTAAGATATCTTATTTCTTCTTGAGTTAAGTTCCGATCAGCAATTAATCCTTTACATAGTCCATTAAGTAAATGGACATCTACATCCTTGGAGTAAAAATCAATTTCAGGGATATCAAGAATTTCCCTCTGTATTTGGAGAAGGCTATTTTTAAGGTCATCACGTTCTTCTGATGTGATTATTCCATCTGCAAGAATATCCGACACCCGTGCTGATAGACTTTTTATAACTCCATTATTGATAATCTGCTTTGCTTCAAGTAACCATGTATCTAAGTAAAGAACCTCCTCTTCACGGACAACTCCATCTGCAATAATTCCATCAATGATGCTAATCAAGTTAGCAAATAACTTGTCCCGGTTCTGTGTGTAATTAAAAGCGTAAAGCGCGTCTTCCATACAACCTCCTTTTTTTGATAATCCTTGCACTCCTTGGCTACTCGTTCAAACCACATAAAGTTGTTGACAACATTCAAAACCACAACTAAATTACAACTTAAAGGTGTTAAAACAACGAACAGGCAGGACGCCCACGAAGTAGCCGCCGGTGGCGTATGAATGACCGGATGATTCGTTAAATACTATGTGTAAGAGAGCGCAAATGAACCGTTATTTCACATGCTCGTTTTGTGGCGCAAACGAGCTGCAGGCAAAAAAAATCATCGCCAAAGGCGGAAAAGATGAAGTTGCTATCTGCTCTGAGTGCGTAGTCTTGTGTGTCGGGGCATTAATCAATATCAGCACAACTATTCAGTTCACACCAAATGAGAATGCGCCTTTAGATGCGCGGAAATCTGGAGGTTAAAGAACAAAATGAAAGTCCAGATTTTAAACAATAGTGGTGAAGTCGTTTGGTCATACGACATAGCCGCTCCTGTAGATCAGAGCGGCGATAGCTGGACCAATGGGAAACATCAGATTATGGCTGGAGTTGTGTTCTCTTTACGCCGTGCTTTAGAACAGGCTGAAGTCTTTCCATCAGACCCTGAATGGAAATGGCCTTTTTCTATTTGTCCAAATTCGAAGAGTACATTTCAGAAAATTGGTCAGAAAGTCGCACTCGAAGAGCATCAGCCAACTGTTTCCTGATTTTTTCAGGTAACTCGTCGGCATCGCAGAAACAACAACGCTCGATCATGTTGAAAGCCGATTCGTAGAACTGTTTTTGCTGAGTGTCGCTGAGACAGGAAAAGAGCGACGTTACGATGATTTTATTAATTGCATTATCAAGTTCTTTTTCATCAAAAGTCATTTGATTTTCCTTTTATGTATACGGGCTTAAAAGGATACCACCGAGCCTGAAGTGGTGAAAAGACAGGCACATAACAGCTAAGTATTTTCAACCAGAGAGAATCCTTAGCGTTGTGGTGAATGCGGCTCAGCGCACGCGGGTTAAGGTTGAGGCTGACAGTCGACCTTCTGTGGATACCCACCCGCCTGGTGTGCAACCTTCGCCAGGCACCGGGAGGCACCCGGCACCACAACTTTATGCTGTGTGTAGTCTTGGCGGTACCAGCTTGTACCTTTGCTTCCGGCTGGTACCGTCCTTTTTACAAAACAGAGAAGAGCATCACCGGACGACGGGCTCATAACCCAATCCATCCGGGCGGCTGCCACCGCAGGTGTTCTTCTCTGTTTTGTGGAGAAACTAACCGCCCCTACGGGGGCATTTATGGAAATGTAATTGACTCAATAATCGCCGGACGGTGAGGGCTTCCTTTTACCCGAATTCAGCGCGGTGCAGCGCATATACGTGGAGAACAAAATGTCATTTATTAAAACTTTTTCCGGGAAGCATTTTTATTATGACAGGATAAATAAAGACGACATCGTTATTAACGATATCGCGGTTTCCCTTTCAAATATCTGTCGCTTTGCAGGACATCTTTCACACTTCTACAGTGTCGCCCAACATGCGGTGCTTTGCAGCCAGCTGGTGCCACAGGAATTTGCTTTTGAAGCTTTAATGCATGATGCAACAGAAGCATATTGCCAGGACATCCCCGCACCACTGAAACGACTTCTTCCTGACTATAAACGGATGGAAGAAAAAATAGACGCCGTAATCCGTGAGAAATACGGGTTACCTCCTATTATGAGCACGCCAGTGAAATATGCCGATCTCATTATGCTGGCAACCGAACGCCGCGATCTCGGGCTTGATGATGGCTCTTTCTGGCCTGTACTGGAAGGTATCCCGGCAACAGAGATGTTCAAAGTGATTCCACAGGCACCGGGCCATGCCTACGGGATGTTTATGGAACGTTTTAACGAGTTATCGGAGTTACGCAAATGCGCATGAATGTTTTCGAAATGGAAGGGTTTCTTCGTGGGAGATGTGTACCGCGAGATCTGAAAGTGAATGAAACAGATGCTGAATACCTGGTGCGTAAATTCGATGCGCTTGAAGCTAAATGTGCAGCACAGGAAAACAAAGTAATACCAGTGTCAACTGAACTGCCACCAGCAAATGAAAGTGTTTTGTTATTCGATGCTAACGGAGAAGGCTGGCTAATTGGCTGGCGTTCTCTCTGGTACACCTGGGGACAAAAAGAAACCGGAGAATGGCAGTGGACATTTCAGGTCGGGGACCTTGAAAACGTCAATATCACTCACTGGGCAGTAATGCCAAAAGCACCGGAGGCTGGAGCATAATGACCACTTTTACCGACAAAGAACTGATTAAAGAAATTAAAGAGCGTATCAGCAGCCTTGACGTGCGAGACGATATTGAGCGCCGTGCTTATGAAATCGCACTCCTATCTCTGGAAGTAGAACCAGATGAACGCGAAGCTTATGAATTATTCATGGAAAAGCGTTTCGGTGACTTAGTAGATCGTCGGAGAGCAAAAAACGGCGATAACGAATACATGGCATGGGATATGACTCTCGGTTGGATCGTCTGGCAGCAACGAGCAGGTATCCATTTTTCAACAATGTCACAGCAAGAGGTGAAATAATGGAGCCATACAGCCTCACACTCGATGAGGCCTGTCATTTTCTCAAGATATCCAGACCGACTGCCATTAACTGGATACGCACAGGGCGTCTTCAGGCAACACGCAAAGATCCCACTAAGAATAAATCTCCTTACCTCACAACACGACAAGCCTGCATTGCGGCTCTTCAGTCTCCGCTGCATACTGTCCAGGTGAGCGCGGGTGATGGCATAACAGAGGAAAGAAAATGTCACTCTTCCGCAGAGGTGAAATATGGTACGCCAGTTTCACATTGCCGAACGGTAAAAGATTTAAACAGTCTCTTGGAACAAAGGACAAAAGGCAGGCGACAGAACTCCATGACAAGCTAAAGGCTGAAGCATGGCGGGTCAGCAAACTTGGTGAAATACCTGATATAACGTTCGAGGAAGCGTGTGTCAGGTGGCTTGAAGAGAAAGCACATAAAAAATCACTGGACGATGACAAAAGCCGGATCGGATTCTGGCTTCAACATTTCGCAGGAATGCAACTAAGAGACATTACTGAATCAAAAATTTATTCAGCAATGCAGAAAATGACGAACCGGCGTCATGAGGAAAACTGGAAACTCAGGGCAGAAGCATGCAGAAAAAAAGGGAAACCTGTTCCAGAATACACGCCAAAACCAGCGTCCGTTGCAACGAAGGCTACGCATCTTTCATTTATAAAGGCCCTACTAAGAGCCGCAGAGCGTGAATGGAAAATGCTGGATAAGGCACCAATTATTAAAGTGCCTCAACCAAAGAATAAACGGATCCGCTGGCTGGAGCCCCATGAAGCACAAAGGCTGATTGATGAATGTCCGGAGCCATTAAAGTCTGTTGTTGAATTTGCACTGGCAACAGGCTTAAGACGCTCGAACATCATCAACCTTGAATGGCAACAAATAGATATGCAGCGCCGGGTGGCATGGATAAACCCGGAAGAGAGTAAATCAAACCGCGCAATCGGCGTTGCGCTGAATGATACTGCATGTCGCGTTTTGAAAAAACAAATCGGGAATCATCACCGTTGGGTATTTGTGTACAAGGAAAGCTGTACCAAACCAGACGGAACGAAAGCGCCAACAGTAAGGAAGATGCGGTATGACGCAAACACAGCCTGGAAAGCGGCGCTGAGACGGGCTGGTATTGATGATTTCAGATTTCACGACTTGAGACACACCTGGGCAAGTTGGCTGGTTCAAGCCGGAGTCCCGTTGTCAGTGTTACAGGAAATGGGAGGCTGGGAGTCTATCGAAATGGTTCGTCGATATGCTCACCTTGCACCTAATCACCTTACCGAACACGCACGGCAAATAGACTCGATCCTGAACCCATCGGTCCCAAATTTGTCCCAGTCAAAAAATAAGGAAGGTACTAATGATGTGTAACTTATTGATTTAAATGGTGCCGATAATAGGAGTCGAACCTACGACCTTCGCATTACGAATGCGCTGCTCTACCAACTGAGCTATATCGGCCCTGAAAGGACATGTTCACGAACGTGAATCACGGTGGACAAGGTTAAAACTAACCGGGCGATGCGTCAATGGCCTTGTGAATCAAATGGCTACTTTTGCATCACCCGGTTTTATTTACGCACGAATGGTGTAATCACCAATGCCGATCCACTTATAAGTGGTCAGTGCTTCCAGCCCCATTGGGCCGCGCGCGTGGAGTTTTTGTGTGCTTACCGCAACTTCCGCCCCCAGTCCAAACTGGCCGCCGTCGGTAAAACGCGTAGAGGCGTTAACGTAAACAGCGGAGGAATCCACTTCGTTAACAAAACGCTGGGCGTTGCGCATATCGCGGGTCAGGATCGCATCGGAGTGTTGCGTGCCGTGTTCACGAATATGGGCGATGGCATCGTCAAGATCGCTAACGATTTTGACGTTCAAATCTAATGACAGAAACTCATCGTCATACTCTTCGGCTTTAACCGCCACCACCTTCGCGGGGCCTGTCTGCAACTGCGCCAGTGCACCTGCATCAGCGTGTAACGTCACGCCACTTTCCGCCATTTGTTTGCTTAATGCGGGCAGGAAACTATCGGCGATGTTTTTATTCACCAGCAACGTTTCAACCGTATTACATGTGCTCGGTCGCTGAGTTTTCGCGTTGACGATCACTTTCAGGGCTTCAGCGATCTCTGCACTTTCATCAACGTAAATATGGCATACGCCTATACCACCTGTGATCACCGGGATCGTCGACTGTTCGCGGCACAGTTTATGCAGGCCAGCGCCACCGCGCGGGATCAGCATGTCGATGTATTTATCCATACGCAGCATTTCACTGACCAGCGCGCGGTCAGGATTATCAATCGCCTGCACGGCACCCGCCGGTAAGCTGCAGGATTTCAGGGCGTCCTGAATCACCGCTACCGTTGCAGCGTTAGTGCGACAGGTTTCTTTGCCGCCGCGCAGGATCACCGCGTTACCGGTTTTCAGGCACAGGGAAGCAACATCAACCGTCACGTTCGGGCGCGCTTCATAAATCACGCCAATCACCCCCAGCGGCACGCGACGGCGCTCCAGACGCAGGCCGCTGTCCAGTACGCCGCCATCGATTACCTGCCCCACCGGATCGGCGAGATTGCACACCTGGCGCACATCGTCGGCAATGCCTTTCAGCCGTGCGGGCGTCAGTGCCAGACGGTCAAGCATCGCTTCGCTAAGGCCATTGGCACGCGCGTCTGCAACATCCTGCGCGTTAGCGTTGAGGATACTTTCGCTTTGTGCTTCCAGTTCATCGGCGATTTTTTCCAGCACACGATTTTTTTCGCGGCTGGAGAGTTGCGCTAATTTATACGAGGCTTGCTTCGCGGCAATGCCCATTTGTTCCAGCAT